TTTTCAGCCTCTTCCATGTCAACACCAACAACAGGTATGCGATTATCGGATCCAGGAGAAGAGCGAGTCTCCAATGGCGCAAACCTAAAGATTGGATCCTTACTAGTAACCACCCCAGCAGCATGAATGCCAGTGCCCCTAATACGACCTCGTAATTGTTCCCCATAAATTTCTACCTCTGGATATTTCTCTCTAAACCACTCTGTGGTTTTTGATCTACAAAATTCATCCCAAGTGTCAACTAATTTTAAAACCTTGTTAACATCTGTTAATGGAATGTCTAGTATTCGTGCAACATCTCTTACAACACCTTTATCCTTAAATTCCATAAACGTTGCAATAGAAGCAACGTGTCTGTATTGTCTAACTAAATAATCTTTTACTTCATCACGGCGGGTATCTTGAATGTCTGTGTCAATATCTGGAAAGTCATTACGTTCTGGATTAATAAAACGGAAAAACAAAAGACCGTGCTCTATTGGATCAATTGTCGTAATGCCAAGTAAATAACAAACCAAAGATCCAGCAGATGATCCACGACCTGGACCTACAAGAATTCCTTCTTTCTTTGCCCAGTTAATCATATTGCTTACCACAAGAAAATATGGTGCAAACTTTTTATCACGAATAATTTCTAACTCTTCCATAAGCCTTTGCTCATACATGTCATTGCCAAGCCAGTTATCAGTAAGCCTGTACTCTTCAAGTCCTGCAAATGCTAGGTTTGATAACTCTTGATCTGGATTCTTATATTGAACTGGAAGAAGGTTTAGTCCATCTTGAATGTTATACTCTTCTACTGTATCTGCTAACAGCATTGTGTTTGAGTATATGTCTTCTCTATCAATACCCTGTTTTTGCATAGCAGTCTTTATTTCATCATAGGATAAAAGGTGAATGTCAAATTTATTAAAAGTAATGTCTCTATCTTTGCCATATAAATAGTCAAGTCTATCCATCATAGAAGAGCATTTTTTAGATTTTGCGTAGGTTGTGTCTTTTTGAACTTTAGCATGTGTGTTTAACAATAACTTAAATTCTTGAACTTCTCTTTGAGATGTATCTGAGTGATGACAGTCTGGAGTTACAACAGCCTTTATGTCAAACTCATCTGCAAGTTCAAGCAAATATTTATTTATTTCAGGGGTATTGTGTGGCATAACCTCAATATAATAATCACTACCAAAATTGTCTTTAAACCACTTAATGTATTTCTTTGCAATTGCAAACTCTTGTTCTTCTAATGCTTTAACAAGAACGCTACTTGGACAAGCGGATGTAACAATAATGCCTTCTTTATATTTTTCTAATATTGCAAAATCAAACCTTGGTTTTTTAAAGAATCCATCGGTCCAAGCAATTTCACTAATTTTATTAAGGTTTTCTAAACCTTTTTGGTTCTTGGCTAGAAGGATGATGTGATTATAAACAAGATCTTGTTGACCTTGCCTTTCAGACTTATCTCTTTTATCAGATATGTCTGCACACATGTATCCTTCTAAACCAAGGATAGGCTTTACATTTTTTGCTTTTGCAATACGGTGCAGTTCCCTATGCCCAGATAAAGTACCGTGGTCGGTAATGGCAATTGCTGTCATTCCCAACTCAACTGCACGGTTCACATATTCTTCTGGAGTAGCAACACCATCAAATAAAGAATAGTGTGTATGTAAGTGTAAGCCTACGTAATTCATCTTACCAATCTGCGTTGGTAGATGAAGTTATAGATGGGGTATCAAACCCTAAATAGAATGCTTCTTGTTCAGCATAAGGAATTTTCTTTAATGCTAACTCAAGTGCATAAGGCTTAACTGTTGACCAGTCAAATGGTTCTTTGTCTGGTGCAGATGGAATTAGGGTATAACTTGTTTCTGTACCCTGGCCATTACGCTTTATTTTCCAGACTACGTTTGAGATGCTTCCTGTTTCTAAAGCATACTCACGAATTGTATTAAATGCAGATTGCTTGCTAACGCCCATTGACCAAATTGCAGTATATGCTGGTTCAATGCCGTCATCAACTAGAACATTGCAATAAAAACGAAGACGTGCTCTCCAGCCAGCCTTTGGATCTTTGCGATGCATTTCTTCTGCCCAGTCACGACCTTCTGCTTCCATTGTGTCTACAGCCTTGCGCTTGTAATCTTTTGGATTTACATGCTCTTTTACAACTAATGCCAATCCTCTTTCAGAATTGTAGTTTGCAGAATCCTCATCAAGTTCTTCAATGAATCGGATTTTTGCGGATTGTCCATCGGCAAGTTTTAACCATCTTACCTTTGGAGAGTTTTCATCATATTTTGGTTTATCAACTAGGGCGTTAATGTTCTTTAGTCCCTTTACTATAGTCATATTATTTTTTCTCCTATGTCTTTCATTTTATTTTAACATACCAACGATAGAATTGTCAAACTTAAACTCAAGTTTTTTAATTGCTTCATTATCCATATCGCCTATATCTTTATATTTTTTATCTATATATGCAGAGGTAACGACTGGGCCAAGTCTTTCAATTAACTTATCCCTCATTATTACTCCTGCATCATCGTTATCTGCAATCAAAACAATGCTATTAAAGTATTTTTCTAATAGCCTAATTTGTGCTGCAGAAACATTAGCCCCCAACGTAGCAACGGCAGGGAAACCTACTTGATCCAATCTAATTGCATCAAACGACGACTCTACTAAGTATACTATGTTTGACGTCTTTACTCTGTGTAAATTAAAAAGAGTTTTTCCTTTTGGTAGTCCTAGGGTATTTTTAAATTCTTTACCCTCAACGGTTCTAGCAACAAACCCTATACACATTCCATCTGGCGAGTGTACTGGAATTGTTACAGAATCTTGTTTTTCAGAATATCCAAGTGCAAACTTTTCCATTGACTCTTTTGTTATTTGTCTACCCTCAAAATATCTAACCGCTCTTGAAGATTCTAGGGCTTGATTATTTAATCTTTTAATTAATAACTCATCATATTGAACAAACTCTGGCTTGTTTACTAGCGCTTTGTTAACAGAATCCTCAATGCTTGTTTCTTGCTCTTTGCTTTTAATATATCTTGCAGCCTCAAAATAAGTTCTATTAGATGTATACATTACAAACTCAATAAGAGTTTTTGTGGTTTGACAACCAAAACAAAAAAACATTCCGTGCTCTTTTGAAACTTCTCCAGCAGGTGTTCTATTGTTATTGTGATACGGACAAAATATAATGTAGTCAGTTCCGTACTCTGCTTCAATATCAATACCTGCACCAGTCAGAATACGTTTAACTTGTTCTGCTGTATAGGTATCTTTATTTTGCATCTTCATAGTCCTTATAACGATAGTAACCCCTGTCAAAATCTACTTGAACTAAGAAGTCTCCCATAAAACCATTTCTGTTTTTTCTAAATACACATTCAATAATATCACTATTCGTAGCACGACCAAGTGCCATTACCCAGTCAGCATCGTAAGCAATTTGTCTAGACCAAGCCGTTTGTCCTAAAGTTGGCGGTGTAGAAAGATCCTTAACATCATCTGGAGTAGCAGATGAGATAGCAATGATAGGAACTTCTTCGCTAATTGACATTAGTTTAAGTTCACGAGAAAGGTTTTTCATACGTACCGTTTCATTGTCAGACTTTTGGTTTGGAGACATAAGTTGTAAATAATCTACAATAACAAAGTCTGGCTTATACTGATCAATCTTTCCACGTATAACTGAAGGTGTTAAATCTCCGCCATTGTCATTTGAGATAATATGAAACTCTGGTTTGCCTGCTAACTTTTCAGCATGCCATTTTTTAAGCATATCAATTTCTACTTCTCCATTACTGAGTTTACGATGAGACCAAAGACCTTCACCCATAATTGCAAATACACGATTACGAACTTCAGTCTCAGACATTTCAAGACTTATAACAAGTGGGCTACGACCCTGTTTCCAGGCCTGTACAGCGAAATACAGAGCCAACCAAGACTTTCCAATACCTGGATATGCAAGAAAAACTCCCAGTTGTCCTGGCATGATTCCAGAGGGTAAGTAGTTATCAAACCCTGGCAACCCTGTTTTAATTCCAATATGACCTAGACTTTGCATCTTCTTTACATTTTCAAAATATGCAATAGCAGATTCTAAATCTGTAACTTCAATATCTCTAATTGCAGCGGTATTCTTTTTTAACTCTGATGTCTTAGTAATTAAATGCTCAAGGGCAACTGGACCATTACCAGTCTGAACCTCTGATGCTGCATTACGGAGTATGTCTTTAAGACTGTCGTTTAAGTATTCGGTTTGTAATTCTTCAAGATGATGTTTTGTTGCCCCCACATTTTCTACTGGGACAAAGTCCCTAAACTTTTCTACAACAAGAGATACTGGTGGAACAGACTGATTGTTTTCTGAGTACAATCTGATAAAATTCCAGACATCGTTGTGGGTTCTCAAAAGGTTATCAACACTAGCCTGCAACAATACGTGAATTTGCTTGTCATTTAATACTGCCGTAATTAATTTTGCTTCTGTATTATTCACTAAGCCACTTTCTTCCTAATTTTCTACGTTCTTGTCTTTCGTGGGCATCTGTTTCTGCATCTATCTTTGCTTGTAATATTTTTTCTGCATTGTACGCAAAGTAATTCCAAGAAGGAGAAGCAGAGACATTAAAATAATAATCCAATAAGTCATAGCATATTCCTATTCCGTAAGACTCAACAAGAGCATCTGAAGCCCACTGTTCGGCATTAAGATTCATTATAGACTTGGCTTCGTACTTTTGTAGATGTAACTTATTATATCTACTTAGCAAAGCCATTCGGTCTTTGCGTTCTGCCACCCTACTCTTCTAACAATGATTCTTTTGCTTCTTTTACTTTTTCTGTGAGTTTCTTTTCAACAAATGCATAAACTCTTTCAAAGGCTTCTTCAATGTTTTCGCCTTCTCTACGATCATCAACAACTCCAAGATCTAACCTTAAAGATTGAAAGTTGCCTAGATTTAATGTATATCCCAGTGTTGCTGATATTTTTGTGTTTTTATTTTCTTCCATACCCCACCATTCTTCTTATTAGATATTCTCTGCCCATACAGGAATAAACCGACCATCCTCTGTCTTCGTATATGTAAGTATACCGTCCCCCATTCGCCGTGTCAATTCTTGGCTTGTGGGTGTCATATTATTTGTTATAAGTCCATCTTTTCTTGGTTGTCCTATATGTATAGTAGCCAGTATAGCACGAATATCCCTAACCATGTTTTCCGAATAATAAGACCTTATTCTGAATCCACGCTCACCATTTAATTTTGCACCAACTGGTGGTGGAATCATGCCAGTTTTAATTAACTTAGGCATATATTTTCTATGACGATTAATTAACTTAGCAGTCTCTGCAACAGTGTAGGCTCTTTCCCTATTTTTTCTAAAATCTGAACGCAAACAAGTTTCAAGTCTATCTTTAGTTATATTATAAAAAGAAACCATTCCAGTAGATCGTGAACTATGATGAATCCTTACTAAGTCATTATTTAGAAACCATATTTTTTGATTTCCTTTTATTACAGTTTCGTTATTGTAAATTTCGCCCTGTATAATTCCTTTGCCAGTAACCATCTTCCCTCTTCACTTTCTGCTGGTGGATGAAAAAATTTTCTCAAACCACACACAATACAATAAGTTTCTATATGTTGAGTACTACTATACTGTCTATCAACAAAGGTTCTACCCTTGCATTTTATACAAGCAATCACTAAATTATCCTTTAATTTGGAATTCCAACAATAACCAAATGTACTGCCAGGGATAAATCGCCCGAGGCGCCAAATCTTACAATACCTTCAACTTTTGTTTCTGTAACACTTTTTAAAATAACATTTACATTTTGTCCTGCTGGGGTTTGACCAATGTTGACTGGTGTGGCTGAAACTATTGGAGGATATTTAAAATCTTTAAAGTCATAAGTAAATGTTCTTTCATTGCCAGCAGACACTGTTGAGTTATTGGCAACTTCAACATAACCGCCAATTATTCTTGAACTAGAGGTTTTAATTTCTTGTTTGCCAGCGCTTACAGTATCTATAACTGTTTTATTGGCGGTAGTAGATGAAACTTGTGTAGAAAGATCATTTACAGCATCAACCAAACTGTATAAATATGTAACATCAAGAGGTTGTCCTCTTTCTGGTAGTGGTATTTTAGCCATTATTTCCTCCTATTAAAGTATATCATTAAACAGTGTGCGGACCATCTTCATAAACTAACAACAAAGCAGACTCTCTAGTAATTGGAGTTCCTTTTAAATATATTTCTGCTGAAACTCTATTTGGAGGTGATCCTTGTACAACTCCACCTATTGTATAGGTATTTGGTATTGGGAAAGAAATGTTACTACCATCAATTCTTTGTTTGTATATCCAATCTCCATTATCACTTCTATGCCATTTTAACCAAATATCAAATTCGTGTGCTTTTCTAATTTCAACACCATCTTTTTGTATTGAAACAGAATCCCATGCCAAAGTTGCAACCTGCCCTGATTTATTAAAAGATATATCTCCAGCAACGTAGGTATAATCTGGTTGAACAACAAGTGTTGGTGACCATTGAGATGTTCTGTTTTTATCTTCAGAAATCACTCTATACTTTAAAATATATCCTTCTTCATTTACATCTATAGTAGGAAGGTTCTTTTGTCTTATTCTTATTTTTTTAATTCCTGAATCAACCATTATGTTACACCAACTGAAAATCTAAATTCAATATAGTTGCTAGTGTTAGGACTTTTTACAATGGTTGATGCGTCTGCATTTTGAATTACCGAATATCCAGTTAAACCATAAAGCGGATTAATGGTAGCAACATTTTCTAATCTCATTGCATCTAATGCTACATAATAATTATTAGATGGAACCCCTGCATCAATAACACATGCATATATTTTTACTACCGTAACAGCATTCCATGTAAAGTTAGCACTTGTATATAATTCCTGAAGTTGTTTTGTTACAACAAAATATCGCTCTGTAGAAAAATCATAGGCGCCACCACTACTATCATCAATAACCTCTGCTTCAAATCTAGCATATTCTGCAGTCTCTGTTTCTGTTGATGCAAATTCAACCATTATTCTTACATTTTCTGGAGTTGTCCCAGACTCGCCATCTTTATTTATTAAAGAAAACGCTAAGCGTAATTGATCTGTTGGAGAGTTTCTTGTAAAGTCAATATTAGCACCAGTTAGGTGTATGTGGTTTGATCCAGCCTCTATTACAAAATGATCTTGTGCTGCGCCACTTTCTTCATTAATTGTGATGTCAGAATCATCACCTTGTATTAAAATTACATTATTTAAAAATC